TCACGACCCTCCGCTGGGAAAAGCAAAGCGCGCCGCGATCCGGCGCTGCCAGGGGGCCGAGAGCGGGCTTTCCAGCACCGCATGGCCCGAATAGGCGTGGATGAAGGCGGCATCAGGGCCCACGCGGGACAGGATGCCCAGATGCTTGGCGACAGACCCGGCGCGCATCCGGAACAGCAGCACCTCGCCCGGCTCTGCCGCCGCCCCCGGCGCGCATTCCCGCAAGTGCCGCCGCGCCGCCGCCCAAAGCCGCTCCTCATGCGCGGGCTCCGACCAGTCTGCGGTATAGGCCGGCACCGCCTCGGGTTCGGCCCCGTAGACCTCGCGCCAGACACCGCGCAGCAGGCCAAGGCAATCCGCGCCCGCGCCCCGCACCGAGGCCTGGTGGCGATAGGGCGTGCCGATCCAGCCCCGCGCCGCCGCGACGATCCGTGCGTCAACGCTGCTCATGACTGTGCGGCCTTCACTGGCGAGACGGTCAGCCAGTCCTCGCCCGGAATATGCGGAAAGCCCCTGAAGTTCACGAAGTTCTGGAATTTCAGCTGGCAGGTCTCGGCCCGCCGGTCGCATCCCGCCTCCAGCCGCAGCAGATCGCCCGGCGCCACCGCCGCCCGCAGCCCCTGCCACAGCTCCACGCTGCGCCCCTCGGCACCGATCCGGTCGTTCTTGATGCTGCCCCACAGTCCCGCCGCGGCGCCGCCCAGCACCGACAGCCTGCCCTTCTCGAACCAGCGGTCCTCGAACTCGGGCAGTTGCGGCAGGCGGAACAGCACGCCCTCCACCTCGCCCGCCGCCAGCTCCACGCTGTAGCCCGGCTGCGAAAGGTCGAACCGGCAGCGCGCATCGCCCAGCACCGCCGTGCAGCCCGCCAGGAAGATCCGCCCCTGCGTGTGGTTCAGGGGCTCGCTCAGCCCGCGCAATTCGGCCGTGAAGGCCCCGCCCGTCCGCATCAGCTCGCCCAAGGAGCCGCGGAACTGCAGCAGCCGCGCCTCCGGCTCCGCCCAGTTCACCAGCCAGGCGCGAACATCGGCGCCGTCATAGCGCCCGGCCAGGATGTCCTCCTCGGCTATCGCATCGCTGCGCAGCGCGCCGTAAGCCTCGCTGTTGTCCACCGACAGCCCCGTGGTCTGTGCCAGCGCCCGCGCGGTGATGCCGCTATCGGCGCGAAACACGATCCCCTCGAAGCCCAAGTCGCGGTCATGGTCGGTGAAGCCCAGCACCGCGCCATCCTTCCGCACCACCGCCCAGCAACGGCAGACCGTGCTCGCCCCGCCTGCCAGATGCGCGAAGAGCTCTTCAGCGCTCATATCCGCACCTCGACCACCGGCACCTGCGGCACGTCGCCGGCCTGGAAACTCGCCACCGACACCTGGATGCGGTCGGTATCGAAGCGCACCGGCACATCGAACTCGAACCCGGCCGAAATGCGCTCGCCCGGCGCCGGCGGCACCGCAAAGGTCACCGTCCCCGTCACCGTATCCACCGCGTAATGCAGCCCCTCGACCAGCGCCTCGCCCTGCAGCCCCATCCGGACCGATCCCGCCACCGGCTTGGCAATGGCGCGCAGATAGCGGCTGCCGCCCGACTCGTAGCTCTTGACCAGCCTGAAGCTCGCCGTCGCCCCATCGCCACGCCCGATGACCTGATCGTCGAACGCCACCTCGCGCGAAGCGGGGCAGGACTTGAAATCCGCCCAGTCCTTCCAGCGGAACCCGTGCAGCTGCCCGGCCCGCGCCTCGAAGAACGCGATCAGCCGCTCCACATCGTCGAGGCTCCGCAGCCCCAGCCCCGCATCGTAGCGCCGGCGCGATTGCGACCAGGGCGTGTTGCGCTCCTCGAACCCGTTGGCCAGCGTCACGATCTCCGTGCGCCGCTCCGGCCCGCCGACCGAGCCAAAGCTCAGGTTCGCGGGAAACCTCACCTCGTGAAATGCCATGCTGTTTGTCCCTCATGCTGCCTTCGGCAGCGGCTCCCTCTGCCGCCTCAGCGGTTGCGCTCGCCGCGCGACAGCGCCCGGCCCAACTGCGCCGCGATCTGGCTCTGGCTGCGCGCAAAGCCCGCCGCATCCGGCGTCGTCACGTTCATCACCACGTTCACCGCGCGGCCGCCGCCCTGCGCCTGCACGCCCAGCCGCCCATCCGCGCCGCGGGTCAGCGGCATGATCGCCTCTGGCCCCGCCTCGCCCATCAGCCCGCGGCCATTGCGCATCGGGAAGCTGGTCGGCGCCGACACGACCCCGCCCTTGGCGAACGGCATCACCCTGCCTTGCGAAAAGCTGCCGCCCTTCTCGAAGGGGAACAGCCCGCTCATCAGGCTGTTCATGCCATTGGCGATCGCCCCCGCCGTCGCCGTCTGCACCGGCTTCAGGGCGATGGCATAGACACTGTCCGCCATCGACTGCGCCACGGTCTTCAGCGCATCCGACAGCTTGATACCGTCAAAGATCAGCCCGTCAAAAGCGCTGCGCAGCCCGCGGCCGATGCCTGTGGTCAGCAGCGAGACCTCGCGGCTGGTGAAGGTCATGCTCTCCTGCATCCGCAGAAGTTCCTCGCCAAAGGCCGCGGTCATCGCCTCGGCCCCGATCAGCGCCCGCTCCAGATCCGCCGCCTGCCGCGCCAGATCGTCCATGCCATCCACATCAGCCATCGCCGCCCTCCTTCATCTCTACCGCCCCCGCAGGCACATCCGGCCATCTTCGCGCCAGCTCTTCCAGCCGGCTGCGCGTCAGCGGCCCCGCCCCCGCCTCGGCGCCCAGCAAGATTGCCAGCTCTGCCGGCGTCAGCCGCCAGAACGCCTCGGGCGCAAGCCCCAGCCCCCGCAGCCCCGCCCGCATCAACCCCGGCCAATCCATCCCGCCCGCCATTCCCGCTCAGCCCGGGGGCAGCGCGAAGGCCCGCGCCAGCAGCTCTGCCGCCACCCGCGCCGCCTCCACCGGCCCGCCGCCGATCTCGACCGTGCGCAGATCGGCCGCGCTCCCCTCCCAGCCGCCACCGCGCAAGCCCGCAACCAGCAGCGCCAGCACGTCGCGGCTGGAAAACCGGCCGCCCTCGAACCGCTCGACCAGCGCGATCAGACTGTCCTCGGCCAGCGCCGCCTCCAGCTCGGCCAGCGCGCCCAGCGTCAGCTTGGCGACATGCCGCTGGCCATCCAGCCAGACCGCCACCTCACCCGCCCAGGGGTTCGCCATCACAGCGCCACGAAGCTGAGCACGCCGGCCGAGGCCAGCGACAGCTCATAGCTCGCCTCGCCATTATGGCTGCCGGCATATTCGACCGAGGTGATCTGGAACGGCCCCTGCACGATGCCGAAATCGGGGATGATCACCTGGAACTGCGGCACCTCGCCGTCAAAGAAGATCTGCCGCGCCCGCTCATCCGTCGCCTGGTCCTTGAAGATGCCGGAACCCGAGATCGAGGCCGACTTCACCCCCGCCCCGGCCAGCAGCTCGCGCCAGCCGCCGGTGCTTTCCAGGCTGGTCACATCGACCGTTTCCGCGTTGAAGCTGATGCGCGTGGCGCGCAGCCCCGCGATGGTCTCGAATTGCAGCCCGCCGGTGAGGTCGAGCTTGATGAGCAGGTCTTTGCCGTTTTGCGCAGCCATCTGAGAAAACTCCGTGAATGTGGCCGGCGGCCGGGGGCGCTGCCCCCGGACCCCCGGGATATTTGGCCAGAACGAATGGAAAGCAGGTCAGTCCTCGATCCGGGCCCGGAAGCTCAGGTCGATGCGGCGCATCTCGCCCGTCTGCACCCGCCGGGCGCGCGCCTTGAGGAACCACAGCCCGACCAGATGGCCGCGGGCCAACGCCAAGGGCGCTCCAGTCAGCGCATCCGACACCGCCACCGCCACCGCCTTGGCCTGCAAGAAGCCCGAGGCATCGGTAACGACGCTGATGGTGAAGTCATGCGCGGCGCCGCCGCCCGTGGCATCCGAGGCATCGCGCACATCCTCGGGACCGAGGCTGACATAGGTGCCGGTCACCGTGCCGGGCGGCACCGCGTCATAGACCGCCGTCCCGACCAGCGCCGCCAAAGCCGCATCCGCGGCAAGACGCTGGAACACCGCCGCCTGCAGGGCGGCGCCGCTGGCATAGCTCATGACGGCACCTCCTCGCGGGCAAAACAGGTCAGATAGGCGGCGCGGGCATCGGCCTCGGTCACCGCCAGGATGCGGTAAAGCCGGTCCCCGTCGCGCAACCGCTGGTCGGGGCGCGGGCGCGAGGCCGCGCCGGGCGGCGCCCCCCGCACCGTGATCCGGTAGGGCACGGTGGAGAGCGTCACGAACTCCCCTGCCCGCTCTGCCCCGGTCCCCGCCATCACGCTGGCCCAGAGCGTGCCGAGCACCGACCATTCGGTGGTGAAGCCCCCGGCACCATCCGGCACACGCTGCATCTCTTCCAGCACCAGCCGCCGGTTCAGAACCGGAACCGTCATGGCCGCGCCCCGGATGGCCGCCCGCCGAGCACCCGCACCGTGCGCCAGCGCTCGATCAGCGCCATCACCCCGAAGGGCATGGCGCTGGCCAGGCCGGACTCGAGCCGCCGCTCGTGGTATTGCGCCGCCAGCAGCAGCACCGCCTGGCGCAGGTCCACCGGCACATCGGCCCAGGCCGGCCCGAACCCGGCGGTGAAGGCGATCTCGGCCACGCCGCCAACCGGAATCCCCGCCAGCATCGCCCCCGTCGCCACGATCCGCGGCCGGTGCGCATCCTTCACCAGCCGCCAGCGCGCGGGGTCGATCAGCGTGGCAACCCCGTCGCGGTCCAGCATGGTGACCGAAGCCACCGCCGCCACCGGCGCCACCGGCAGCGCCTGTTCGTCCACTTCCCGCCAGCCCTCCAGCTGCCACAGGAACTCCCGCGCCAGCAGGATCTTCGCCGTGCGCGCCTCGATCGCCGCCAGCGCCGCGCGCAGATGGCTCTCCAGGATCGCATCTTGCGCCGCATCATCGGCAAAGCCGGTGCCCAGCCGCAGATGCTCGCGCATCTCGGCCAGCGGCAGCGCCCCCACGGGCACCGCGGTCTGCTCGGTCAACATCATCGGCTCTGTCTCCGCAAAATTCCTGCCGCATTGCACCGCCCCCCAAGAAGCGGGCGCGAACCCTTCACCCCCCCGCTCGGACGGAGGGAGCAGCTAGACGGAAGGGTGGGCCCCGGCCCGCGCCCGCCACCGGCCGGGGCGAACCCCGGCCGGATCTGCCTCGCGCCTTACGACACCGCGAACTTCAGCAGCTTGATCGCCGCGAAATCCGACACGTCGCCGCCGACACGCTTGGAGGCGTAGAACAGCACATGCGGCTTGGCCGAGAACGGGTCGCGCAGGATGCGCAGGTCCGGGCGCTCGGCGATGGTGTAGCCGTTCTTGAAATCGCCAAAGGCGATGGCATAGGCATTGGCCGCGATGTCGGGCATGTCCTCGGCGATCAGCACCGGATAGCCCATCAGCCGCGCCGGCTCGCCGGCCTGAAGCCCGTCCGACCACAGGAAGCGCCCATCGGCATCCTTCATCTTGCGCACCGCGCCGGCGGTCTTCGAGTTCATCACGAAGGTCGCATTGGCGCGATATTCCGCCTCCAGCGCATAGACCAGATCGACCACGGCATCGCTGGCATTGACGCTTGCGAAATCGCCCGCCGCCCCGGTCGCCACATAGCCAAGGCTGCCCCAGGCCCAGGAGGCATCCGCGATCTTGGCATGGTTCAGGAAGCCGCGCGGCTTGTCGGCACCGTCACCGGCGACAAAGGCCGCGGCCTCGGCCCGGGCGAACTTGTCGGCAATCCGGTTCGCCAGCCAGCTCTCGATGTCGAAGGCGCTGTCATCCAGCAGGCGCTGGCTGGCTTTCGGCATCGCCGACAGCTCGTGCAGCGGAATGCTGATGCGGTCGATCTGCGGCGTCGTGGTCTCGGTCAGCGTGGCGGTCTCGCTCGCCCAGCCCGAGCCCATGTCGGTATGATCCACCAGCACATCGAAGCTGGTGGCCTCGACATTGACGACGCTGGCCACCTGGCGCAGCGACGAGGTCGCCTTCAGCACGCCGCGGATCGTCTCCGAGGTGACCGGATCGACCAGATAGCCACCCTCGGCCGCCACCGCGGTGTTCAGCGCCTTGCCCTCCAGCTGCAGATTGCGCAGCCCGTCATCGTCGCCGCAGCGCAGATAGGCCGAGAAGGCCTTGGCGTGCGGCACGCCATCTTGCACGGCGGCCGACAGCGCCGGACGGCCAGCGTTCGGGGTGTAGTTCTTGCGATCCAGCATGGTCACTCGCTCTTCTGGTTGTTGAAGCCTGGTTTTCATCTCGGTGCGAAAGCCGCGCAGGTCGCTCAGGAACCCGGTCAGCGCCGCCGTCGCCTCTGCCACCGGGTCAGGCATGGCTCCGCCGGCCCCGGACATTGTCTCGGTCTTGGTCATCGTCTCACCTTTCGGAAATCGGCCGCCTTCCGGCAGGCCCGTTACAGCCCTGCCAGCTCGGCCCGCGCCGCGTGCAGCGCCGCCGTCAGCGCCGGCCAATCCGCGCCCTTGGCCTCGGCCACCCGCGCCTCGGGCAGCATCGGGAAGGTCACCAGCGACACCTCCCACAGCTCCAGCACCTTCAGCCGGCGCCGCCCGCCCGCATCCTTGGCCGCCGTCACAGTGCGATAGCCGATCGACAGCCCGTCGATCGCCCCCGCCGCGACCAGCGCCGCCGCCTCGCGCCCCTGCGCCACGTCGGTCAGCAGCCGCCCGCTGACCCACAGCCCGCGCGCATCCTCGCGCACCTCGTCCCACACGCCGATGGGCACCGCCGGGTCATGCTGCCACAGCATCTTGACCCGCCCGCCCGAGGCCGCGAGCTTCGCCAGGCTCGCGCCATAAGCCCCCGGCTCCACCACATCGCCGCCCTGGTCCACCGCGCCAAAGACCGAGGCATAGCCGGCAATGACCGTGCCATCCGACACCGTCACATCCCCGCCCAGCCGGCACAGCTTGGTTTCCAGCCCGAATTGCGTCCGCATCATTTGGGTTTCCTCACTTCGGCCCGTAATCCAGCACCGATTGCACCGCCTGGGTCAGGATCACCCCGACCACGCCATAAACCGTCATCCACAGCCGCCGCTCGAGCCCCTCGATCATCGCCTCGATCCGCTCCAGCCGCTTTTCCACGCCGGCAAATTGCAGCGCCATGATCCGCTCGGTCGCCTCGAAGCGCTGCTCATGCACCTCGAACGGCGCCTTGAGGTAGCGCGACCCCTCGCCGTCCATCACTCGGCCCCAGCCAGCGGCGGCAGCCCCAGCAGGCTGCGCTTCTCGGCATCGCTCAGGAACGCCGCCTCCCCGACCCGCTTCCACTGCTGGTCGCGCTCGCTCGCCAGCGCCGGGATCTGGTCAAGGTCGGGCCGCAGCTCCACCGCCGCCCCGGCAAAGCCCGACAGCCAATGGCTGATCGCCGCCGTCACCCGCGTCGCCAGCGGCAGCACCGTCAGCCGATAGAACGCCCGGTGCGCCTCCTGATAATTCGCGTAAGTGGCATCCCCCGGGATGCCCAGCAGCATCGGCGGCACCCCGAAGGCCAGCGCAATCTCGCGCGCCGCCGCCTCCTTGGTTTTCTGGAACTCCATGTCACTGGGCGAGAAGCCCATCGGCTTCCAGTCCAGCCCGCCCTCCAGCAGCATCGGCCGCCCGGCATTGCGCGCGCCCTGATGGTGCATCTCCATCTCGCTCACCAGCCGGTCATACTGGTCCGCCGACAGCTGCCCCTGCCCGTCCGCGCCCTTGTAGACGATGGCGCCCGAGGGCCTTGCGGCATTGTCCAGCAGCGCCTTCGACCAGGCACTCGCGCTGTTATGCACATCCACCGCCACCGCCGCCGCCTGCATGGGCGACAGGCCATAATGGTCGTCCTGCGGATGGAAGCTGCGGATATGGCAGATCGGGTCCGGCTCGCCGGTCATGTCGAACCGATGCTTGCGCGCCCCCACCGTGTAATCATAGGCCACCGGCCAGCCATCCGCCCCCGGCACGATGCTCATCCGGTCCGAGCGCAGCACATGCAGCTCCCCCGGCAACCCCGCCTCGCCGCCCACCGCCTCCAGATACCCGTTCCCCGACAGCAGCATCTGGCCATAGAGCGCCTCCAGCAGCTCCGCCCGCCCCTGCAAGCTGTTGGGCCGCCGCATCAGGTCCAGCATCGGATGCAGCTCATAGCGGCAGTCACTGTCCTGGCACAGCAAGGGCACCGCCGCCGCCGCCTCGGCCACCAGCTTCACGCAGCGAAAGCCCACCGGGTTGCCGGTAAAGCCGATCCGCGTCAGCGTCGCGGTGTCCCGCGCGCTCCAGGCCACGCGGCCCGATCCCGCCACGCCCCAGGCCACCACCCGCCCCGTCGCCGAGGCCTTCGCCTCGGGCGCAGCAGGCAAAGCTCCGCCAGTCCCGGCACGCCGGAAAAAGTCAAACACCATGTCGTTCTCCTGAAACTGGTTGCAGCGCGGCGGCCCCGGCCCCGTAGGGAGCCAAAACGTAAAGCTAAAGCCCCCGCACCTGCGGCCGCCGGTATTGCGCCGCCGGCGCGATCATCAGCTCGTGCAGCGCCCAGACCAGCGCATCCACCCGGTCGGGGCTGCCGCGCCCCTCATAGCCGCGCTGGCTCATGCGGCACATCTGGTCCTCCAGCGTGCCAAGCCCGCGCAGGTGATGCACCCGCCCCTGCTCATACAGCGCCGCAATCGGCTCGGCCCGCGCCGCCTTGCCGCGGCTGGCGCGCACCATCTTCAGCGGCACCAAGGGGTCGATCTGCCGGATCACCTCGGCCACCAGATCGCCGCCCTGGTTCACCTCGGCCACCAGCCTGTCGGCCCCATGCCGCGCCATCGCCGCCAGCGCCGCCTCCGCCCATTGCGAAGGCGAAGCCGCCCGCAAACTGCAATCCTCCAGCACCCAGGCCCGCCAATCCTTCGGCGCCCCCGCCTGCTCGATCCCCACCACCACGATCCCGCATTCATCCGACCCGGCATGGCCCGTCACCGGCGGATCGACCGCCACCACCACCCGGTCCAGCTTCGGCGCCGCATCGCGCCGCTGCGCCTCGATGCTGGCCGTGCTCCACAGCGCGCCGTCCACATCCTCCAGCAGCACCCCGTCCAGCTCCTGCCGCCCGGTGCGCGTGCCGGCATAGCGGCTGCGCACCTCCTCCAGGAACGAGGCCGCGAGGTAAGCCCGGTTCGCCTCGGTCGGCGCATGGGTCATCACGGTGGAGGGGTTGTTCAGGATCGCCTTCAGCACCGACACGTTCTTCGGCGTCGTCGTCACCACCTGCTGCGGATGCGTGCCCAGCCGCAGCGCGAATTGCAGCATGTCCCAGACCTCGCCGCCCTTCTTCCACTTCGCCAGCTCATCCACCCAGGCCGCATCGAATTGCGGCCCGCGCAGGCTGTCGGGCTCCTGCGCCGAATAGACGGTCGCCGTGGCGCCATTCGGCCAGACCAGCCGCCGCCGCGTCGTCTCCCATTCCGGGCGCCGGTCGGGGGGCGAGCAGGCCAGGATCCCGCTCTCCCCGAACACCATCACATCGCGCACCTGGTCGAAGGTCTCGCCGACCAGCGCCACGCGCTTGGCGCGGCCGCCGTCCAGCGGCCGCGCCCCCTCCACCTGCATCCGCACCCATTCGGCCCCGGCGCGGGTCTTGCCCGCGCCGCGCCCGCCCATGATGATCCAGGTCTTCCACGCCCCCTCGGGCGGCAGCTGATGCGGCAGCGCCCAGAACTCGAACAGCCAGGGCAGCGCCATCAGCGACCCATCGCTCAGCCCCGACAGGAAGCCGTCAATCTGCTCCGGCGTCGCGCAGGCGAGCCAGGCGGCGCCCGATTTCAGCGCGTGCTGCGTCGAAGTCGAGCGCATAGTCGTGAACGATCCCTGCGGTCTGTCGTCCAAGCTTTTCAACGCGGGTCCTTTCTTCCATCGCCATCTGGAAGGCCGATTTCAGGTCACGAACCGAAACCGCGGCCTCCTTGGCCTTCTGGTAATTGCCGATCTTGATCTCGTGGATCACCCAGGCCAGGCTGCGTGCCGCGTCGTCAAAATGCTCCAAGGTCTCCGAAAGCAGATGTTTCGGAGCCGTATCCCCTGCGGGAAACATCAGTGTCATGTGGTCGGTGCCGCCCCTCTCATGCCGTCCGCACGAGAGAAATGGAAAAGCGGCGCCGGGTTGCCCCCTCGCCGCTTGCCCACTTCTTCTAGCATGTCACAATCAATGCCACAGACCGGGCGCCGAGTCAAGTTTTCTCGTTTGCGATCAAGGGGTTATGCGAACGCCCCGTTAACGGATCTTCATGTGACACATGAAAAACCCCGCGCAGACCGTTGATCTGGCGGGGTTTTCCGTTTTCGCAATAGTTAACGTCAGTCGGCGGGCGGAGCCTCCACCGGCTGCACCGTCTGCGGCGTGCTCTGCTGCGCCTCGATCTCGCGCCAGCGCGCCACGTTGTCGTTATGCTCGTCCAGCGTCCGCCCGAAGGCATGACCGCCGGTGCCATCGGCCACGAAATACAGGTAATCCGACTCCTCCGGGTCCAGCGCCGCCGCAATCGACTCGCGCCCCGGATTGGCAATCGGCGAGGGCGGCAGCCCGTCAATCACATAGGTGTTGAACGGCGTCTCGCGGCGCAGCTCGCTCTGCCGCAACCCGCGCCCCAAGGCCCCTTCGCCATTGGTGATTCCGTAGATCACCGCCGGGTCGGTCTGCAGCCGCATCCCCTGCCGCAGCCGGTTCACGAACACGCTCGCCACCCGCCGCCGCTCACTTGCGACGCCGGTTTCCTTCTCGATCAGCGAGGCCATGATCAACGCCTCTTCCGGCGTGTCATAGGGCAGCCCCTGCACGCGGCTCGCCCAAAGCTCCGCCAGCGCATCCGCCTGCCGCCGCGCCATCTCATCGAGCACGGTCTGCCGCGCGGTGCCCCGCGTCACCTCATAGCTGTCCGGCGCCAGCGTGCCCTCGCCCGGCACCTCGCCCAGCTCGCCCTGCAGGAACTCCGCGCGCTTCAGCGCCTCGACCACCTGCCAGCTGGTGGCTCCCTCGGCCAGCGTCACCCGGAAGCGCACATCGGCACTTTCCGCAATATCCACATAGGCTTGCGGCGCAGCCTCCACCGCCGGATCGAACTTCGCCACTTCCACATAGCGGTTCGTCGCCGGGTCCAGCTCGCGCACCAGCACCTCGGCGACCAGCACCCCGATGCGGTAGTTGATCTCGGTCCCGCAGGTCGATTGCCCGCCCCGGGTGACCGCATCCACGATCTCGGTCATCGAGGCATTCGGCGCGATCAGGTAGCTGCCGAACTTAAGGTCATCCGCCCGCTCGGTGTAATCCGCGCCGACGCGGAACACATAGCCCGACGAAATCGCGCCCAGTTCTTCAAGCTGGTCCGAAACCTTGCGCAGGCTCGACCCCTGCTCGACCCGCAGGCACACAGCCTGCTCCAGCGGCCCCGGTTGCGTGAACTGCCGCTGCCCCCAGGCCACGACCCCGCCCGCCGCGACCAGCAGCACGATGGCCAGCGTCAGGAAGTTGGACGCGATGGAGCGCCACAT